TGGGATTTCCAATAGCGCGGTTAAACGAGGTCAATTTCCCCCGAGGGAGGATTTATGGAAGCGAAGAAGTGGAAAACCAGGATAAAAAAGGCGATGACGGCGGCCGGGACTTACCAGGTCGTCGACAAAGTCATCCTGTTTGACTCCGTGATCTCTTCGCTTGCCGACATCCTGGAAGAACGCGACCGGATCCGCCAGCAGTACATCGACACCGGAGCGCAGCCGCTGGTCGTCATGATCTCCGATCGCGGAGCTGAGAACATGAAACCGAACCCGCTGCTGAAACAGTGGAGCGAATTGAACAACCAGGCTCTCGCTTACTGGCGAGACCTGGGCTTGACTCCGGCCGGACTCCGGAAGATCAACGAGGAAGCGATGAATGAAAAGAGCATGAGCCCGCTGGAGGCAGTTTTGAACGTGCTCGAAAATTAGGGGAGACTAAAACATGAACGCTCGCAGCTATAAGGACATAGCTATCAACTATGCCAAAGATGTAGCAGCGGGCAAGATCCGGAAAGGGAACAACCTGCGCGAGTGCAGACGGTTCCTGTCCGACATGAAAAGAAAAGATCTTGACTTCCGGGAGAAAGACGCGGACTTTGTCTGCGGATTCATTGAGCAGTTTGTTGTCCATGAGAAAGGCGAAGACCTCGAAGGTCATTCTCTGAAGAACAAGCCGCTCAAGCTTCAAGCCTGGCAGATCTTCGTCATATATAACTTGCTGGCCTTCTTCAAGAAGGGAACCGATGAGCGCCGATACAAAGAGGCGTTTATTTTTGTACCGAGAAAAAACGGAAAGAGTCTGTTTATCGGTGCGCTTGCTCTGGCACTCGGATTCCTGGAAAGAAGATCCGGCTCGACCGTATACATCACGGCGGCATCTTTGAGCCAGAGCGCGGAGACATTCCAAAAGATGCTCTACACGCTCAAAGCTCGAAAGGTTGAGAACGAGTTCCGGATCAGGGACAACAACCAGGAGCACTCGATCACGAAAGAGTTCCGAGACGCCAAAGGTCGGATCGTGGCCAGCCTGATGATCGAGGCGAAAGCGGCGAATCCGGACAAACAGGATTCGTTCGGCTGTAACATTTGCATCGCAGACGAGATTCACGCTTATAAGAGCGCTGCTCAGTATAACCGATTCAAGGAAGCGATGAAGGCTTATACAAACAAGTTGATGATCGGCATCACGACCGCAGGCGATAACATGAACAGCTTCTGCTATGGCCGCCTTCAATACGCGGAGAAGGTCCTCGATGGAACCGTCACGGATGACACGCTCTTCTGTTTCGTTAGTAAGGCGGAGCAGGGAGAGAACGGCGAGGTCGACTATCTGGATCCAAAGCAGCACGAGCTGGCAAACCCGAGCTACGGCGTGACGATCCGGCCAGAGGATATGATGGCCGACGCGATCCAGGCGCAGAACGATCCGCAGCAGAGAAAAGACTTTCTCTCACGGTCTCTGAACATATACACGACGGCGATGAAGGCTTACTTCAATATTGAAGTATTCCGGAGCTCGGACAAATGCCTTGACCTGACGATTCCGCAGCTGGCGAAGCTGCCGATCGAGTGGTTCGGCGGAGCGGACCTGTCGAAGCTCCACGACCTGACCGCTGCTTGTTTGTATGGACACTGGAAAGAAAAAGACATAGACATTTGTATCACTCATGCTTTCTTCCCGATCGTGAACGCGGCGAAGAAGGCAGAGGAAGACCAGATCCCGCTCTTCGGATGGCAGGATGACGGCTGGCTGACTTTAACGAACACGCCGACCGTGAACACTGACGAAGTCGTGAGATGGTTTAAGGATTTGAGGGAACTCGGCTTCAAGATCAAGCAGGTCGGACACGACCGGAAGTTTGCCCGGGAATATTTCATCGGAATGAAAAAGGCGGGCTTCAATATTATTGACCAGCCTCAATACTACTACTTGAAGTCAGAGGGCTTCAGGCATATAGAAAAGAAAGCAAACGATCATAAGCTCTACTACTTACACAGTGAGGCTTATGAATACTGTGTGCAGAACGTTCGGGCCATCGAAAAGAGCGACGACATGGTCCAGTTTGAGAAAGTGGGTAAAGAACTGAGGATCGACTTGTTCGACGCCTCAGTTTTTGCTTGTGTACGTTATCTTAATTCGCTGGAAGATCAGAACCTGATGGCCAGCTGGTTCGGAGGTAAGTGATGAAAAAGAACACAAAAGCAGTTAGAGAGTCGCAGCCGACTCAGGCGCAGCTGAAGCAGAAGCTCTCTCAACTTGTCGAGCTGATCAATATGGAGGGGATCGAGTGCGCCGGGTATAGATCACTCGATCAGGATCCGACGATCCTGACCGCGTGCTCAAAGGTTGCGAGCCTTGTCGGTCTCGTCTCCTGGCATCTTATGGCGAACCAGGAAGACGGCGGAGACGTCCGGATCAAGAACGAGCTCGCTCGCAAGATCGATATAAACCCGAACAGCTTCATGACTCGTCAGCTGTTCTTTGAATCCATCGCGATGAACCTCTTGTTATACGGAAACGGAAACTGTGTAGTCCGGCCGCACACTGAGAACGGATACCTTCGCGATCTGGAGATCATCGCTCCGTACAGAGTCGGCTTCGAGCCGGATCCGAAAGGGTACGGCTATTTCATCATGATTGACGGTGTGCCTCATGATCCTTCAGATCTTCTTCACTTTGCTCTGAATCCGGATAAAACATATCCGTGGATGGGAACAGGCTTCAAGGTCGCGATCAAGGACATCGCGAACAATTTGAAACAGGCGGCCGCGACAGAGAAAGCTTTCAATTCTTCCAAGTGGAAGCCTCCGATGATCGTTAAGGTAGACGGCATCTCAGCAGAGTTTGCCGATAAGGACGGACGACAGAAGATGATCGCCGACTATCTGGAGACTTCCGAAGACGGAGCTCCGTGGATCATTCCGGCGCAGCAGATGGAAGTCCAGAGCGTGAAGCCCTTAACACTTCAAGACCTGGCACTAAGTGACACGGTCACACTGAATAAGAGGACGGCAGCCGCGATCGTCGGCGTTCCGTCCTTTTTTGTTGGCGTCGGCGACTTCAAGAAAGATGAGTACAACAACTTTGTTTCGAATGATCTTCGAAAGATTGTTGAGTGCATCCAGCAGACGCTCACCAAGGGACTGATTCTGAAGCCGGAGTGGTACATCAAAGGCAATATCTGGCAGCTGCTCGACTGGGATCTGCAGACGATCACTTCTGTCTTTACAGCTTTCGGTGATCGTGGCTGGGTATCCGGTAACGAAGCGAGAGACAAGATCAACCTCGGACCGAAAGAAGGGCTCGATGAGTTGAAAGTTCTTGAAAACTATATTCCGGCTGATAAGTCCGGAGACCAGAAGAAGCTGATTCAGGAGGACTAAACAATGAAAAACCAAGAAACAACCAAGCTCAGAATGAGCTGCACTGACGACGAGCGCTTTGTAAGGACTCGTCCGGAAGATTTTAAAACGAGGGACGACAGCGGGAACCCGATCATCGAGGGTTATTTCGCTGTGTTCAATAGCAATTATGAACTGTGGGACGGCGCGACGGAGTCGATCGCTCCTGGCGCCTTCGATAGTTCTATTTCCGGAGACATCCGAGCTCTGATCAATCACGACACGACCTTGGTCATCGGGCGAACCACCAACGGGACACTCGAGCTCAAGGTAGACTCTCGCGGTCTGTGGGGTAGGATCCTGATCAATCCGAAAGATCAGGATGCTATGAACATTCACGCAAGGGTTGAACGTGGCGACGTGACTCAGTGTTCTTTCGGATTCTTCATCCGTTCCGAGGATACCGAATACCTGCCGGACGGATCGATCCACTGGACGATCACGGATGTGGAACTGTTCGAAGTTTCGTGCTGCACGTTCCCGGCCTACGAAGAGACCAGCATATCAGCCAGAAAGCGCGACGCAGAAGATCTGATCAGTCGGAAGCGTGACGCATGGAAGGCGCAGACGCTGGCCAGATTAAGAAAACAGGAGGAATCCGAAGATGGCAATTCGAACACTGATGCTCCGGAAGAAGCTGAATGACTCCAACAAATTGCTCGCTTCTTTGCGTGAGAACGCAGTCGCTCTCGATTTGAGAAAGGCTGAGCTCGTGACACGTGAAGAGGAGCTTGAGAAGGCAGTCGGCGAAGCTTCGACCGATGAGGAGCAGGCTGTTGTTGAGGAGAACGTCACCCAGTACGAGGCAGACACCAAAGCACTCGAGGACGAGATCTCCGACAACAACCAGAAGATCGCTGATCTTGAGGGCGAGGTTTCAGAGATGGAACGCCAGCTCGAAGAGATGGAAGCGGACCAGAAGAGAACTGTCCCGCCGCTCCCGACACAGGAAGAAGGCGAGGATAAGCCAAAGAAAACTAAAAAAAGAGGAGGACTTTGTGGCATGATTCGTTCAAAGTCGCTGAGACAGCTCAGCATCCAGGAGCGTTCTGATCTTATCGCTTCCGACGAGATCCAGAACCTTTTAACAGAAGTTCGCGCTTGCGCGAAAGATCACAAGAGAGCCATTTCCGGCGGTGCTTACACCATCGGCGAACAGCTCATCGGTCTTCTCCGTGAAGACGTGATCGATTATTCAAAGCTCTATCGTAGAGTAAACGTAGCCCGCCTTTCCGGTAAGGGCCGTGAGATCGTTATGGGTACTTTCCCGGAAGCTATCTGGGAAGAGTGCTGCGATCCGATCTATGAACTCGACCAGGCTTTCACAAAGGTTGAGCTCGACTGCTACAAGGTAGCGGGTTATTTTGCAGTATGCAACGCTCTGATCGAAGATTCCGACATCGGCTTGCTTGATAACCTGATGGTTGCTCTTAACGCTTCCATCGGTCTGGCACTCGATAAGGCTATCCTTTACGGCACAGGCGTTAAGATGCCGACAGGCGTCGTTACAGCTATTGCTGCATCTGAAACTCTGAAGGTTTCAAACGAAGTTACTATCTCCACAGCTAACTCCACAGGCATCAAGCTCTTCCAGGAGCTGATCAAGGCTGGCGGTAAGACAGCGAACCGTTATGCACGCGGCGAGAAAACTTGGGTAATGGCTGAGTCTACTTATACGACTCTCCTGGCTGAGTCTCTGGCTGTTAATGCAGCAGGCGCTCTCGTAGCAGGCTTTGAAGATCGTATGCCGGTTGCTGGCGGTGCTCTCGTAGTTCTGAACTTTGTTCCGGACAAGAACATCGTAGCAGGTTATTTCGATCTCTACACTCTCGGCGAGAGAAAGGGATTCACGATCGACACATCCGAGCACGTGAAGTTCATCGAGGATCAGACAGTTATCCGCGGCCGTGCTCGTTACGATGGTAAGCCAGCTATCCCGGCAGCTTTCGTTGTTATCGGTATCGACAATACTACACCGAGCGAGGAGATTGATTTCGCAAACCCTTCCAACGGCTGACGGTTGCTCCGGAGTCCGATTCAGCCAAGGTATACACAGTGAACGTGTCTGACATCCAGGCAGGTCTCACAGTATCCGGAAACAAAATCACAGGAACACTCAAGTATCTTGATGGATCCGATCCGATCTCTGGCTACTGGGGCGCAGGTAACTTTATGGTCCTGCACTTTAGCAACATTGATCCGAAGGCTACATCCGTCAAGGTCGGCATGGATCCGAGCGAAGGCTCCGGTCTTGTCGAGCTGCTTGGCGATCCTGACATGAACTGTGTCGCAAAAGTCACAGACAAAGACACTCAGGTATTCAAGGTTGTTACATCTGACGGTCACGCTGAACTCGTTCAGACATTTGATCTCAGTGACTTGACCTTGTTAAATTCCTGACAACTTGGAGGTAACTCATGGAACAACTGCTCGAAAGGCTCAAGATCGATCTCGGAATCATCAACTCTTCAAAGTACGACGAAAGACTTTTGAGTCTTTTGGAAGTTTCCAAGAAAGAGATTGAAAAAGAGGGCGCTCCGGTCGACCTCGCAAATATTGAGGACGGCGAGCTCGTGATCGATTACGCTCGATATTTATGGCAGAGCCGACGCGAGCCGATGACGGAGCCACGCTCTTTGCGCTGGCGCATCAATAACAGGATCTTCGGGAGGAAAGAACAATGACTGACACAGAGATCAAGCTGATCAGTTATTCGATTGACGGAACCGATGACCTCGCGCAGCCGATCCGAACCAGACACGAGACCTCGATCCTTGCGGTCGAGGTCCCTGTCTCAAGGTCCGAGTTCTCAGCTGCAGGTCAGGCGGGGATCCTTCCGATGTATGAGTTCCTGATCAATCCTGCCGAATATCACGGCGAGGAAGAAGTCGAGATCTGTCGATTCGGTGAGACGGTCTGCTTGAGGGTTTACAGAACTTACGAGCAGTCTCCGGACGTTCTCGAGCTTTACTGCCAGAGAGCGATCGGTCTGAACGGGAGGGCGAGCACATGACGAAAAAAGAAGCGATCGCATTACTGAAGACTTTGAGCTTCCCGGTATTCAATCGCAGAGCTCCGGTCGGGACACTGGTTCCGTTCGGCGTGATCGTTATTACGCAGCCGGATAACTTCTCAGCTGATAACTACGTTTACGTAGAGCAGCACGAGATCCGCTTTTTGACTTACACAACAGGCGAAGATCCGGAGATCGAAGCGGAAGTGAAGACGCTCTTCAAAGAGAACGAGATCTACTGGACGTCAGACAGCAACATCCTGGATGACCAGGCCACGGTCGAAACCGAGTACACGTTCGGCATCATAGGAAATGAGCCGGATCCAGAACCGACGCCACCGGAGCCGACACCGGAACCGGACGACGGAGGTGAAGGAAATGGGGTATGATTTCGATTTTTCATGGGACAGACGCCACAATCACCGAAGCGGAACCCATAAGCGAACCGGAAAAGAAGAAGCAGTGATCGTCCTGGGCGCTTCCGGCAACGGAAACCCTGACGCAGTCCTTCGAAATCTTGTTGACGGTGCGCTTGATGCGATGGGATGGCGAGTCACGGACGCGATGAGCGAGATCATCGACGAAGTCGGTGAGGAAGCAGCGAAGAGGCTCCAGGCGGAGTCCAAAGCCAAGCTCAGTAAAAGAGCTACCGGCAAATATGCGCGTGGCTGGATCTATGACAATTCGAAGACCTACAGAAACAAGAAGGTCGCGATGGTCAGAAACAAGGCACAGCCACAGCTCACACATCTTCTTGAGTTCGGGCATCCGATCGTAAGACGTGGAAAGGTCGTCGGAACAGCTGATCCGATCGAGCACATCCAACCCGTAAACGAATGGGCGCAAAAGGAACTGATCCGGCGCTTCGAAGAACGGGAGAAATGAGTTACCAAAAAACAAAATAAACCATTTCGAGAAGGGAAGGTCTCAAACATGGCAAAGATTCTAATCGGTATTCCGTGCATGGAGCAAGTCGCAGCTGGCTTTTGTCAGTCCTTGGCGATGCTCCAGAAGAAAGGCCACGAAACGGCCTTAGTAATGAAAGTAAATTCTCTGGTCTATGACTCCAGGAACCAGATCGCGAAGAAGGCCATCGAGATGGATGCAGATTACGTTATGTGGTTTGACTCCGACATGATCTTTGAGCCTGACACGATGCTGAAGCTCATCGAAGCTGACAAAGACATCGTGAGCGGTCTTTACTTCCGGCGCTCGCCGCCTTATTCCCTGGTCGCTTTTGATAAGTGCGACCTGGAGACGGGCGAATGGACGCAGCAGGAAGTCCCGGAGAAGCTCGAGACTTGTGAAGCGGTCGGCTTTGGCTGCGTGCTTCTCAAGACAGACGTGCTCCGAGAGATCGTGATCAAGTTCAATACATGGTTTCAGCCGATGAAAGGCTTCGGCGAGGATCTGGCGTTCTGCTGGCGCGCTCGCCAGTGCGGATATGACATCTGGCTGGATCCGGACGTGGTCTGCGGTCACGTGGGACACATGGTAGTTACCGGAGATTTCGCGAAAGCATTTATTAAGGCGGAGGAGAAGAGACATGAAAGTAAGAGTGATTAAGCCTCACTTTACTTCGAACGGTCTGGTCTTTGAAGGCCAGATCATCGAGGCGGAGAAAGTCCGTGAAGGATATACCGAAGAGATCCAGGAAGAAAGTCCGGAGGAAGCTCCGGAGGAAAAGCCAAAGAGACGGACTACTCGAAAGAAGAACTAAAAGGCGCCGACTGCCTCAGAAGTCGGTTTTTTCATTTTGGAGGTAAAATATATGGCTTCAAATAAAGTTAAGTTCGGCTTGAAGCGACTGGCGTACTCGCTGATTACGGAAAATTCAAGCGGCGGCGTGACTACTTCCTCATATGGGGAAATCACGGAAATCCCGGGCGCAGTCTCAATCTCAATGACGAACAGCGCGACGAAAACTGTATTCCGTGCTGACGACTCGGACTATTACGTAAACTATGGTGATGGCAGCATCGACGGAACAATCACACTTGCCCTCGTACCGGAGAAACTGAAGCAGGATCTCGGCTGGGTTAAGCGCGACGACTACGACATCGCTGTTGAGAGCTCCGATGGCTATCGAGCTGACAAATACGTGGCTCTCCTGTTTGAGTTCAATGGTGATCAGAAGGCAACCAGACACTGTCTGTATAAGGCAAGCCTGGGCCGTCCGAATCTTGCATCTCAGACAACAGGTGAGAACGGTCAGCCGGAAGTTCAGACGGAAGAAATCTCCGTCACAGCTGTTCCGCGAGCAGACGTAGACAAGTATATCCACGCTTATGCTGACGATAAGACAACATCAACAGCTTATGACGCATGGTATACAGCAGTACCTGTTCCAACATTTACGCCAAACCCGTAAAAGCTTACACTTTTTTCTTTCTTGTGGGAGGTCCGAAAGGGCCTCCCCTTTATTTCTAGGAGGTTTAATATGATCAAAACAATCGAGATCAGTGGGAAGACACTCGATTTTAAGTGTTCCGCAGCAACACAGTTTTCTTATAAGCGCCTTTTTGGTAAGTCCCTGATGGATGAGTTCATTAAGAGAACCAGACTCATGAAGGACCTGCAGAAAGCACAGAAAAGAATCGAGCTTTTGCAAGCAAATAATGAGCAGGAAGCTCTGATCGACTTCCTTGCAGACGATACAACGGCGCAGGATCTGATCGGCTTTATGACCGAGTTCATCCCGCAGTTTGCATATATAACATGGCTGGAGGGCAATCACACACAGCAGGAAGTATTCCGCGGACTTACCGAGGAAGCGTTCCTGAACTGGATCAGCGAGTTTGATCCGAACGATCTTCTGGCGAAGGCCGGAGATTTTATTTCACTCTGGCAAGGCACAAACACGACCTACAGCAACTTAAAAAACCAGTAAGGCCTCGGGATCGCAAATCAGATCCGGAGGCCATCTTTCTACTTCGAGCCTGCTCGATGGGTATCAGATTCGAAGATCTGTACTTCATGGAGATGGGCGAGGTCTACGACATGATGACCGAATACTGCAACGACCGCGAAGAATACGACTTACTCGCGACGCAGGAAGACATGGATAATTTTTTGAAATAAACAGGAGGCGCGCAAATGGCAGGCTCGAAAATCGTCGGTATTACTATCGATATTGAAGGCAAAAACGACGGACTGGTCAAAAGCTTAAAGGAAGTAGACCAGCAACTAGGAAAAACCAAGAGCGCGCTCAGTGATGTTGACAAGGCGCTCAAACTGGATCCAAAGAACACGGAGCTTCTCGCGCAGAAGCAGCAGCTCCTGGCAAAACAGATCGATGGCACTTCCGAAAAACTGAAGATCATGAAGCAGGTCGCTCAGGATGCCGCCAAGGGACTCAAGGACGGAACAGTCACTCAGGAGCAATACGCAACACTGACGGCGGAGATCGCCAAGACTGACAAGGCCTTGAAAGATATGGAAGCCGCCGCCGAAGCAAACAAGCAGGCGCTGGCGGATGCCGGATCACAGACGAGAGACTTCTCCTCTGAGCTGGATCAGATGGACCAGAACATCGACCGGACGGAGCGAGCGCTCAAAAATGTAGATGCAGCTCTGAAGCTGAATCCGGATAATGTTGAGCTGGCGGCAACTAAGCAGGAGCTTTTGACCAAGCAGGTCGAGCAGACAAAAGAAAAGCTCGATCTCATGAAGGAAGCAGCTGCACAGTCAACGGAAGAGCTCGCCAAGGGCGGAGGAAGCCAGGAACAATACGCAGAGCTCGCGGCACAGATCGCCGTCACGGAAAAGGAACTCTCTGATCTGGAGAAGGCAGCGGATCCGGCAGCGGCGGCTCTGGAATCAGCCGGAGAAAGTGCAGAAGACGCAGGCGAGGGTATTGAGGAAGCAAGCGCAGACAGCAAGCAGGGCGTTTCCGCTTTTGCGGCGTTTGACAAGGCGACCGGAGGACTTGCTTCGAGCCTGGCATCCTTGGCAGCCAACCCGATCACAGCCGTGATCGCCGCGATCGGCCTTTTGGTTACTGCGGTAAAAAAGAGCATTGACGAGCTCAAGAAGATCGCTGAGACAATGAAAGACCTGGTCGTCGCTGCGGTTGAAAAATTCGCCGATATGCTAGTCGAAGTCACGGATCAGATCGATAAGACCATAGAAAAGCTTGCCGAGTTCACCAGATCCGGCGCGTCTTATGCGGATACCGTGAACACGATGGCCAAAAAGACAGGCTTGACGACCGAGACGATCCAGGAGCTCATGTACACGGCCGAATTGACCGACGTGTCGGTTGAGACAATGACCGGAGCCATGACTAAGCTCGAGAAGAGCATGGCTTCAGCTGCAAAAGGCAGCGGAGACGCGGCAGCACATTTTAAGAAGTTCGGAATCCAGATCAAGAACGACGACGGCTCATATAGAAAGCTTGTTGACGTCTTTAATGATACGATCGCGGCGCTGGGGACGGTATCTGACGAGGTCGAACGCGACACGATCGCCATGAGCTTGTTCGGAAAGAGCGCGAAAGAGCTGAATCCGCTCATCAAGACGTCGAAAGAGGATCTGGAAGCGTTCACGCAGGCGGCGCATGATTCCGGCTATATTTTGACGGACGAAGTCCTCGGACAGTATCAGCAGTTTGACGACCAGCTCAGAATGTTAGACAAGGCCTGCGAAGCTGCCGAGCACGGACTCGGCCTCGTGCTTCTGCCTATCTTGTCTCAGGTCGCATCCGAAGGCGTGCCGCTCTTAAATGAGCTTGCTTCCGGTATCGTAAACGCGAACGGCGATATTGAGGAAATCGGAAAGGTCATTGACACCGTTCTTCCAAAAGCGCTGGACACATTCACCAAGAACCTTCCGCAGATGGTGGAAGTCGTGAAAAAGCTAATTACCACGTTCCTGACAAGTCTGAACAATAACCTTCCTGCCATCCTTGACGCAGGAATTGAGATACTCAAGGCGCTCTGTGACGGCTTGCTCAATCCCGAGAGCATCGGGACGATCATGGACTCTGTTGTCACGATTGTGAACTCGTTCGTATCGTTCCTGCAAGAGCATGGCGAAGAAATTATCCAGCTAGGTGTTTTTATCCTGACAACCATCATAAACGGTATTTCCTCGGTATTGCCTGAGCTGATCCCAGCGATGGCCGAGGCCCTCGGAATTATTATCGATGAACTTACCAAGCCGGAGACACTCGACGCTATCATCGGAGCGGCGATTACGTTGTTTGAATCGCTCTGTGACGGCCTTGATCGGGCGCTTCCTACCATCCTCGAGAAACTCCCTGACGCGATTGACCGCATCGCGCAGAAGCTCCGGGAGACGCAGATGATCGAGAAGATCGTGGACGCAGGCATCAAGCTCTTCCAGGCGCTGCTCGATTCTGGCGTTATTGACGAAGTAATTCGAGTTCTTGGCGCTCACGCGGGACCGATTGCGGATCTCATGTTCAAGATCGGTGAGAAGATGCTCGAGTTCAAGTGGCAGATCACGCAGCAAATGACTCCGGTGTTTATTGATCTCGGAAAAGAGCTCTGTATTGACATCGTTGAAGGTATGCTCATGGGCCTCGGTGACAATCACTTCAAAACAGGCATGGCGACATTCTTTGAGATGTTGAAGGACATCATCGGCGGACACGGTAGCTCTGTTTCTGTTCCTCAATATCCGGTAATAGATAACAACTCGAACGCTCCGGGAATGAGCAGCGAACAGGCAGGACACATCGTATCAGGAGAAGGTCAGTTCTGGCATGGCGGCGGCGGATCATCCGGAGGCGGAGCTGGAACAGCATCAATCAGCGCGATGGGTGTGTTCTCTTCGCCGGACTACTCCGGCACGGCGGCGAGCATCGCTTCGGCTATGGCCGGACAGGATGCGACTCTGGTCGCGACCATCTATATCGGTGACGAGAACCTCGGAACCGTAGTAACTAAAGCACAGCACACAGCGAACTATATATCAGGAGGTAGAGGATAATGGCTCTTGCATGGAATCCGGGTACTCCATATGACTCATATATACTCTGGCAGGACGACGAAAGCTCTGTCTATATGCCTATGCCCAAAACTCCTCCGAGGATCAATTACTCGAATAATGAGAGCATTTCACTCTCTGAAGCGGGTACAGAGATCGGAGAAGTCACGAGACTTGAGAAGAAGACCTTCTCTATCACTTGGCAGTTAAACTCCGACTGGAAGGATCTGATCGAGGCAAAGTGCAAAAAGGCGACGTCGATCTTTGAGTTCGGCGACTATAGGCCGATGGAAGTCAGAGCTCGAATCAATTCATGCACTCTTTCCCCTAACTCGGAATATACAGCGAGAACTAATGGCTTGTGGATTATTAGCGTGACATTTACGGAGGTATGACATGGTTCAAGACCTTTCACAGTATTTCATCGACGCAAATAAGATTCCGCACTATGGCCGATTCTGTGGAGAGGTCGCGTTTGACTCTTCCCACACAAGAAGCCAGGGCTTTAGATTTTACGGAGAAGACATTTTGGACAACTCCGTTTCAATCACTCACCAGGCGACGTCAACTTCTGACGTCACGATCGGCGGCGTTTATCTTGGCGTCTTGAAGCTTGCCTTTCAGCCTTCGGTGTTGCCCTATAACAGAATCAATTCTGATTACTGGATGCAGGCGGTTATTCGTATTCACTATGAAGAATATACCGGAAACCCTTCGCCTTCGGAGAACTTCTCCGGAGAGGAAGGCTGGGAGTCCATCAAGATCGGTGACTATTACGTCAAAGAGTGCTATTTCCAAGGCGGTTTCTGTTTCCTTACGGCTTACGACGGACTCTGTCTCTTTGACAAGCCGGTCGACAGCGTTCAGGGTAAATTCTGGTACATAATCAACCGGGCCGTGTCGGATGCCAGGGATCAGAACGCGGTATCGATGCACAACGGAATTGACGCGGACAGATTCACGGAGCTACCGAACACGTCGATCACTTACCAGGTATATTACGACAGCGACATCGTAACATGGCGCGACGTTCTTTTCTGGATCGCGCAGTCGGTCGGCGGTTTCTTCTATATGGACAGAGACGGCGGTCTGCAGATCTTCAGCTTCAGAAACAACTATGACTGGCAAGAAAACGCGGACTTCACGATCAACTATGACGAGCGCGTCGCTAACTCTTCGCAGATCTCCGACTTCGAGGTCTCTTGGGACGGCGTCCGGATCACGGATCTGGTCCTGGAAGAAGACAAAACGGCTACATATGTGACCGGACGAGACACTAGGCTATATGAACTCGGAGCGAATCCTTTTTATCAGAATCTATCCGCAGCGAACAAAAGCACGTTTCTGTATAACATCCGGGACGTTGTGGCGGATCATATGCACATTAGGCCGTTCAAGGTCATCATGCGCTCTGCTCCTATCTTTGACCTGGGAGACAAGCTGGCCTTTACTAACGGCGACTGGAGTCCGTGGCAGGTGGGATATAAACCCGCCGAGAGCTGCCTTCTCTGGTGGTCGTTCTCAAAAGGAACGCTCACGCTGCAGGCTTTCGGTGCGAAGCGCGGAACTGTCTATAACTACAACGCAGGCGGCGGCTCCGGAGGATCAGGAAGCGGCGGAACAGGCGGCGGCGGAAATATCAACAAAATGGATTATTTCTATTTTGTCAATCAATCCGAGATCGAAGTCGATCAGGTCGACGATATGGTCGAGCTTGGCTCGATTGATTTTTATTCCGAGCAGGAATCGTTCATTGAACTGATCGCGCAGCTGAATTTCGAAGCAGCAGCATCCTCACAGCATACCGTGGAATATTACTGGGAGCTCGACGGCGTGCAGGAATACTCAGCAACAGACGGACATACCAACTCGAACTCGACTTTTAATATCAACACACTTTCGCAGCTGAAACAGATTGCGACTCCGGGACTTCACACAATGAAGCTCAAAGCTAAGCTCGTCTCTCCGTCCAGCAGCGCGGATCTTGTCTATCCGTCAGGCGGTGTCCGGATTCTCCTGAAAGGTCAGGGACTCGGTCACGAGTATCACTGGGACGGACTTATCAGTCTTTCGAGCGACTGGGTACGGATTCAGCCATCGGTTGCACTCAACACTATCGGCGAACTGTATGCTTTCTCTTTCCTGCCAGTCGAGTCCGAGGAGTTCCTTGGCGGCGTTCCTGGTATTCATGCAGGCGCGCAGCTTAGCCAGGTCTCCGGCATTTGTGAATTAACAATAGAGCCAGAATAAGGAGGTATTTATCATGGCAAAGATTCAAGAAGGATTCAATCCGGTCCGGGCTATCCTGGAAGGAAAGAAGCTGAAGGGTATCGCGAAGATCACGATCACTGATGTGAACACAGGAAAAGAGCGGATCAGTTACGACGAGAACCTTGTCACCAACGCGGTCGCCGATCTGTTTTCTAACAATATCATGGGACTTGCTGATTATACTAAGCTGCTTCCGGTCCGGTCTTTATACGCAGGATGCCTTCTGTTTAATGATAATCTGACAGAGAACGCGAACTCATATATCCCACCGGATCAGGGGACCAACGCCTTGATCGCTCACGCCGGAGACGAATCTCACACGACGGCGAACCCGAGGCGAGGGAATCCGAACATGGTCGAGACTGTAATCGGTGACACTTCCGTGAGGCACGTTTGGACGTGGGACACTTCGACCGGCATTGGAGTTATTAAGTCTGTGGCACTTTGTCCGGGCGTACTCGGAAACATGGGCCTCATTCCTTTTGATGACACGTACAACCCTTATAAACCGATAAATATCAACGCGATGGAAGGCTCACAGGGAACGACATGGACCAGGGCAAACGCTAAAAAGCATCCGATCATTGTTAATTCTGACAATAACCAGGTCACGGCTGTTTATGTTGACGGAGCGAATTTCGAAGAAATCGTTTCCTTCCATGACACGGCTCTGCTCGGCCTGTCCCGTGGACCGCATGACTTCTCCGAATGGTCTCATCGATCCGTAAGCCTGGGAGATGATCTATCCAGCTTGTCGACGTATACCGTCTTTAATACAGATAATTATTATTATGTTGTGCGATCAACATCACAGAGCGGTCTGAAGATCTATCAGATCAACAAGCTCGACTTTACCTGCACGACGACAGTCGTCACGGCTCTTTCGAATATCTTCTATAACTCCGGACTTGTAGGTCTGATCTTTAAGTCCTGCTCGGCGTATCCGAATACAGAGACTCATTTCTGGTGGCCGTCGACCGATAGAACGACATTCTACAAAGTGCCTTTTGCCGGAGGAACGATTTCTGACGCGGAACTTGTCACTCTGACGCCTTCGGCATCTTATCACATGATGCCGATCAGGTTTAATGACAAGTTGATCCTCGGCGAGAACTTCCTGTTTAATAATGATACTTTCTATCCGATCGCGCTGGCGGAGCTGCCTGCAGGCGGAGCAGCAAATGGTAATATGGGCTGGGCAAACATCCCTTACAAGTCCACAGTTGCAGGCTTCGGCTACCAGCACGGCTCAGGAGGACAGAACGCGCCTTTCATGGCGACTCACAATATGTTCATGAGTACAATCAACAACCTCGCGGAAGCAAAGACAAAGACTGCTGCGGACGTGATGAAACTGGAGTATACATTGACTCAGACGTGAGGAGGCGGTCAGCATGAGAAAGTATCTTTTCGCGTTCTCGGCCATCGGCGGAACGCTTGCCGCCATCGGTGAGCAGTATTTTGTCCTGATCATCCTGGTGGCGTTCGCCATATGCCTCGATGTGATCTCCGGACTGATCAAGAGTTTTGCACTGGGAATCCCGATCAGCTCCGAGAAAGGGACAAAGGGATTCTGGAAGAAAATGGCCTTGCTTTTCAGCATGGCCTTCGCTTTCTTCCTGGACATCTCTCTTCCTTACGTGCTGCACGTCGTCAAAATCGAAGTTCCCGGGAGCCTTTTGTTCGGTTCGATCGTGGGCGTATATATCATCCTGAACGAGTCGATCAGCATCACAGAGAATATCTATAAAACAAATAAGAAGAGTCTCCCGAAGTGGCTGAAAAAGATTCTGACGGGAGCCAAAGACGAGATCGACAAGGGAGGAGAGAAGAGTGGGAAAGAATAATTTCCAGGCTTTACAATATGCCAGAGCACAGATCGGGCGTCCGTACTGGTACGGGACTTTTGGGCAAATTGCCGACCAGAATTTACTGGACGAAAAACGTCGTCAATATAAGGACCAGTATCCGCCGAAGAAATGGACAGAGGATAGCTTCACGTCACAATTCGGACAGAAGGTCCATGACTGCATCGGCCTCGCGGTAAAAGGCTACATGATGAGCGCAGATCCGGAAGCTCCGGCGCGGTATATAGCAAAGTACGACGTCTCAGCAAACGGAATGATGGATCTCTGCAAGATCCAGGGCGACTATAAGACAATGCCGGATATTCCCGGACTCCTGGTATGGAAGAATAAACACATTGGTATTTATGAAGGCGATGGCGTGACTATTGAGGACAAAGGACACGCTTTCGGCGTAGTACGTACCAAGGACACCAAGTGGACAAAGTATGGATTCTGTCCCTGGTGGCAATATATCACGATCACATCCTGGCTAACTTCACTATATAAGGACGTGATGAACAGGGAACCGGACGCAGACGGCCTCAAGTATTGGGAGCTGCAGCTGCGGACTTCCGCTCAATCTCCTACGCAGGTGATCTATTTCTTCCTGACGTCTCCGGAGCTTTCGCAGCGGAAGCTTTCCGACAATGACTTTCTGACTATCTTGTATAGAGTCTGCTTTGATCGGGAACCGGATCAGGACGGAATGGATTATTGGCTTGGCCAGATCAAGACAAAAGGGCGCGAATACGTCGCCGTCAGTTTCCTGTATTCCCAAGAGTGGAAGGATATGGAAAACTATCTTCTTTATATTATATAGCGGTTCCACGGCTTCCCACATGGAGCCGACCTCCTTCTTCGGGGAAACCCTCTCGGATTAAGTTCCGGGAGGGTTATTTTTTATGCCAAAAAATAACAGATTCTGTTAGTTCTAACAGTATATATGTATATATACTTATATACATACTTACGTATATACGTAAGTAGTGGTATAATATTAGGGCAAGACAGGGAGGGCAGCATGGATCCCGCCGTCATCCCTTGCAAGGTCAGCCGACTGCTCAACGGCTGGCCTTTATTTTTGCGAAAAATAGTTATAGTTACATTTTTGTAACTGAAAGTCACTTGATCCTTTCTTGTTCCACGTGAAACAATTCGAAAATGATAAAAGCCCTGAAATCAGGGCTTTTGCTATGGTGGAGGCGAGGAGAATCGAAAACCATTTTTTGTGACTTCCTGTAACATGAAAAATCTGAAAAGGTCTGCAATTACGGCACAAACGCCCATGTAAAGGCTTTTTACATTTTCGGGGAAGTTGATCCTCTTGTTCCAGAAGTTGATCCTTAAAAAAGGCGTGGAGATCTCTGCATCGTGAAATATCCCGATAAAAAACCGCTCCGGTATGGCATCGGAGCGGCTGGGTTTCTGAAACAAAGGGGATTCAGAAATAGTATCTTGGACCTTTCTATTATAGCAAGGTTTACTGTCCCATTATTGGTACTTCTCGAAATTGATGTCAATGATTCGTGCAGCATTTTCGAGCTCGCCGGATACCAGGTGTCCGTATATTCCATAGGTATCCATAGAAGCGGAGTGACCGACGATAGACTTGAGCATCGCTTCCGGCATTTCGTTTTTTAATAGTGAAATAAAAGTATGGCGGAGCGAATACGGGCATCCCGGAAGATCCCGCTCTTTTGCGATACGGATCCAGTTGTTCCGGAGCGTGGATTGTGAGAGCGGCCCGCCGATCTTGCTGCAGAAAATCCAGGGCGTGTCCAGCTTCGCGTTCCTGAAGATGTTCTCGTTTATGATCTGTCTGGCGATCTTGTTCAAGTAGATCCGGCGCTTGGCGTTCTGGTTCTTTCCTTCCGTGATCTTGTTCCTGCAGTTGATCGCGCGGTTGATCGTGAGGACATTGTCCTTTATATCATCCTTCTGGATGCCGAGGATCTCTCCGGTCCTAAGTCCGGTTACAAGACCAAAGCGGAATATATTGATGTACCAGTCCGAAGAACTACCTCCGGAAAACAGGCGCTTTATATCTGCCGGCTGAAGGATAACGCGCTCACTCTGGTGTGCGGCGGCAGGTATGTATAATTGACCGCGTAAGGGGTCCATATAGCCGTTTGCAACGGAGAAATGAATGAACTGCATGATCGAAGCCTTGAGGTTTCGAAGTGTGCGCTTTGCGAGCGGAGCATCTCCTCCGGATGTTCGCTTTGCATTTGATATACAGCTCTGGAAGTCGTGAAGCGTGCAGACGCTTAAAAGCTTTTTCGAGAGCTTCGGAAGAATATATAAACGGCCATATTTTTCGAGATTTATATACGATTCTCCGCGGCCATTCTTATCGATGATATATTCGAGAAAACGGTTCCATGCTTCCGAGAAGATAAGATCTTCATAATTATCGCCACACATGAAAGCACGATATTTCCGGAGGACTTCCTTCTTTCCGGCTATGCCGGGCTTAGTAGAAGTAAACCTCCGGGAGATCCCGTGGACCTGACAACGGAGCGACCAGCGCTTTTCATTTTCGATCCATATTGCAGACGCCATACTAATCCTCCAGTCCTTTCAAGAAAATGTCGATCATGCCTTCCGCCTGTGTCCGCTTCTCCGGAGGAAGCTCGCGGATCCTCCGGAGCAGGTCGATATATTCATCTGCTTTCTCGAACGCCTTCGGCCCGATCTCTTCCATGCCAAGAAGCTCCTCCGGTTTACATTTGAGCACGGAGCAGAGGCGTGGGATCATGGTGATCGGAAGATCACTCTGGCCGTTTTCGATCCGGACGATCGAAACATGAGTTTTATAACCTAGTTGTTCGGCGAGTTCCGCTTGCGTGAGGTTGGCACGCAGGCGCAATTTCTTAATAATTTCGCCGTGTTCCTTGTCCTGTCTGTTCTTCATTTTGTTACACTTCCTTTACATGGATATATTACCATGATTACAGTTATAAAAAAACTCTTTTTATCCCTCATAAATTATTGCAATCACGTCAAAAACGCCTTATTATAGAAAATGTCATAAGGCATTACATTTTTAGAGGAGGAGGTTGTTAAATGTATCTGAAATTGAAATACATTTTGATGGCAAAAGGCGTAAAACAGACGGAAGTCGCTGAGGTCTGGGATTGTAGTCCGATGACCGTCAGTAACAAGCTTACCGGGAAATCTGAGATCTCAATTTCTGAGCTCCGCGCCGCTGCAGACGCTTTCAATTTGACTACTTCAGAAGTATTAGATGTTATATTCGCGCGTTGATTTTTTTTAATATGTATGTAATAAGGCATTACATTCACGAGGTTGAGATTATGAAAACATATCAAGAGGAGCCTTCTTTTCCCATATTAAGAAGATCTTTTCCGAGTTATAAGGCGCTCGGAGATGTAATAAATCGAAGCCGTTCTTATGTAAACAATTGCATGAACGGGCGGCGCAGCTTCACTGCGCTCGAAAAAAGAATGATCGTTGCCTTCCTGAATCGGTCAGGCGATCCGGAGGCGGTCAATAAAATATTCGGAGGTTGATAGTTATGGAGTGGAACGAGATCAAGATGAGATTAAGAGACGGAGCCAGCGTGCAGATCCTGGCGGATCTGGAAGGCGTTCCGTATAAGACGATGTATAACCGCATTAAGCAGCACGAGCTCAAAGACGGGAAGACGTATATGAACGCATCAGCTTTGAAGGCCAGAGGCGGAAGACGAACGACCAAAAAGCCGGACGAGAAGAAAGTCACATATAAAAAGCCGGAAGTGATCGAGGCGCCAAAGCAGAAGATCGAGTGCAGAGAGGTGAATCCAGTGGCAGTGATCCATCCGAGTCCGGAGCAGATTGACGCTTTGCGGAAGCTCGAAGAGTCGAGAGACAAGCTCGTGAGCGCATACGGCGAAATGATGAAGAAGGTCGGCGAGAAGCTGCGTGAAGCGATCCCGACTCCGGATGTGAAAATCCAGGTCGTAGAAGATGCAGAGAAAGGTCCGGAGGAAGAAGGCGAAAGTCCGGAGCTTACGGTAACAAAATGTAATATTTGCGATACTTGCATACACAATTTAGATACAAGCTGTGAATTTGTTTCGCGGCGGGCAGATTTCCGCCGGAGCGGTTGCAATCAATACAAAAACAAGGACGAGTATATAAACGAGTTGCGAGCCGAGGAAGCTGGAACACCGTCTGAGTGTCCGGAGGAAGAAGGCGGAAGTCCGGAGGAAAAGTGGCAGAAACAGCAACTGTCCCGCGTGGCTGACAAGATCATTGATGAGCTCGATCAGAGAATCGACTTGCTGAACGATGAGCTCCAGAGAATCGAAGACAAGAAGATCGAGCTTCTGTATGAGGTCGGGATCTGGAAGAACATCATGAACGCACTGCAGCGGGAAAGAGGAATTAAATGAACGATTCGAGAGCAAAATTTGAGTGCAGGAAGTTCAGAAGGGCCGACGAAGATCAGTATTCATTAAAGCTCGAAGGATTCACAGACGATATGGTCGACCTGGCAGCGATGACGATCGTCTCGATCGCGGCCCAGAACGACATCGATCTGGGCGGACTTCTGACGCTGGTCAAGGTCAAGGCTACGATCCTAAAGCACAGACAGCAGGTATTGAAAGCAAACACGACGAGATTCAATCAGGTGTTTGTGGACGAATTTATAAATAAAGACGAGGAGGTTGAAGAGGATGGAAGAAAATAATCTGTACTGGTTGAAGCTGTACAACGATTTTATGGACCGCGACGAGATCCAGATCCTCCGATCACAGGAGAATGGTGATTCATACGTTGTATTTTATTTGACGCTCATGTTGAAGAGCGAAAAGACTGGCGGATATATGCGGCTCAATAATAACATCGCTTATGATGCGCGGATGCTGGCGGCGGTAACAAGAACCAACATTGACATTGTAAAAGCTGCTCTGGTTGCTCTTCAAAGTTTGGAATTGATCGAGATTTTTGACGACGGAACGATATTTATTCCCGAAGTGCAGAAGCTCATCGGAACGAGTGCAAATAACGCGAACGCCAAGAGACAACAGCGTTTCAGGGATTCGAAGAAGTTGGCGGCCGTTACGGAAAGCGTTACGAAACGTAACGCCTGCGTAACGGATAACGTAACGGGTAGCGTTACGGAAAGCGTTACGAATAATAACGCCTGCGTAACGGAAGGCGTTACGCAAAATAACGTAGAGTCAGAGATAGAGATAGAGTTAGAGTTAGAGAAAGAGTTAGAGTTAGAGTTAGAGTTAGACAAGATAGAAGAAGAAAAGAGAGTCAAAGAGAGAGAAAAGAAGGACGCCGCCGCAGGACCCGAATCTCCATCTTTGGATGATGTAAAAAAATACGCACGACAAAGAGACAGTTTTGTTAATCCTGTACGGTTCTTCAATTACTACGCAGCGAGGGGCTGGATCATTAACGGAGATCCTGTCCGGGACTGGCAGGCTTTGTTTGTATCTTGGGAAACCAGGGAGCCGAAGATCCAGGAGGAAGCTGCACAGGATCCGCCGAGGGCAGCACCGAAGACAAAGGTCAAGGAAGAAGGCTGGACGCTGAGCGAGACGATGGTCGAGCGGATGCTCAAAGACTTCGGACCATATGAAGCAGAGAAGATGGCAAGAGGCGCATGGACGGATGAACACTGGACCAGATTTGCGCGCGCGCATGGATTGGTTGGTGTTTACGATGGATAACAAAGCCAGGAGCTGCGCGAACTTCCTGCGGTCGTATTGCATAAAGACAGGCTGCCTCTATTGCACTTTCAAATATAACGATCTCTGTTTGTTCACGCAGAAGAATATATCGAGCGGTAAAAGTATGTACGCGCCGGAGAACTGGCCAGCATTTACGGAGGTGAAAAGTGATGCTTAATATGTGGAACGCGGTCGGGACTGTAGTCAGAGCTAATTCGAACACGACTGCAACAGGATCGATGTATATCAAGTTTGTCCTGGCGATCGAAAGACAGAAACAGAAGGATGAAGAAAAAGCGAAGACTGACTATATCAACTGCGCGATCTTCGGAAAGAACTGCGCGTTCTTCAACAGTTATATTGAGATCGGGGATACTATCTGCGTATATGGGCCGATGCAGTCGAGCCAGTACGAGAAAAACGGTAAAAAGGTCTACGTAACCGAGTGTTATGTATTGCAGTATAGCCTGGTTAAGAAGTCCGGAGTCGGAGTGCCACAGGCAAACAATATGCCGATCCAGGCGCCACCGAATCCGCCACCGTTATATCAACAGACGACTTCGTATCAGCTCCAGAGCCCTCAAGGCGTAACGACGGCGACACAGCAACCCGTCCAGCATTGTCCACCGGCTCCACAGCCACAGACGTGGCCGGAGCCACCGCCGGAGAATCTGCCTTTTGATATATACGGAGGTTTCTGAGATGGGAAGGATCGTATTTTTCTATATTTTGCTTTGTTTGTTCGCGGGGACGGCGTTCTTTTTGATGGAGATTCGAAACAATAGGGGAAACAGGAAATGACGGAAAGAGAAGAAAAAGCAAAGAGCTGGCTCAATCGAAACTATAAGAAGGCGGAGGAGCTGGAAGCCTTACGGCGGAGACTCGAACAGTTTGAGTCGTATCTTGAGAAGGTGTGTAAACCGATCAGACTGCATGAGGTGATGGAGCTTCAATCTGGGAATAACCAGGAGGAGAAGATGGCGGAATATATCGACCTGAGTCACGAGCTGGGGAAGCAGCTCGCGGCACTGGCTCGAGCAGACAGCCAGACGCTGCGCGTGATCAATCTGGTCGAGAGCAGCATCCTTCGGACGATCCTGATCGAGCGCTACATCAACAGACTGAACTGGAACAAGATCGCGGAGCACGTCCATCTTGAACGGTCTCGGGTGTTCGATCTCCATCGTCAGGCTCTTTCAGCTGTACTTCCATACATACCAGAGGAGGCGAAGTAAATGGACATACAAGAACTAATGAAAAAGGAAGCCGAACTCAGCAGGTTGATAAATGATGTGAACAAAGACACAACTCCGGAAGAATTGAAAGATCTGGCGCAGAAAGTTTTCGATTATTCAGAGGAGGAAGAAGACGTCGGGCATCAGTTCATGGATGCTTTAGCCTGGCATATGCTGGAAGCTCTCGGATTTGAAGAGGCTGTGAAGCTCATGAGAACTTCGCGCAAATGGTATTGCTAGAGGAGGTGAAGTGATGAATTTAACGATTTTCCTGTTAATTGCAGTTTGCGTTCAGATTGCCTGCTGCGTTATTCAGATCGTAGCGATCAAAAAGCTGAATGAAATCACAGAAAAAGAAAAGAGAAAGATCGCCACACTGCAATCTAACGAAATGGCTTTGTTTGAAAGTATGAAGAAGCTAGAGCTTGAAAAACAGAAGGGCGGTGATGAGTGAATGAAAATAGATTTAGATTGGCTCTTTGTTTTGTATGTTGTGCTGCGTATAATTTCCGGCATTTCCGCAATCATTTTTCTGTGTTGTATGGCGATTCTTTTGTCTAGGTAAGGAGGTTAAGTCGTGAACGTAACAGAGCAATCATTATTGAAGATCCTGAAGAACATGAAGACAAAAGAAGAGCGGGCGGAGTTCTTGCAGGCGTACATCCAGCAGATCGGACCGCTCACAGAGGAAACCGGAGCTCTGGCGAGAAAGATCCTGAGCGGAGAGGAGGTGGAACTGTGACAGGACCGGATTGTAAGTATTTTTATCTCTGCGGGAAAGAACCTGGCTTTTGTGGCCACGAGGGACCATGTGAGAACAAGCTCTGCTTTCATACTACGAAAGAAAGCCAGGCAAAGAACAAAGTCGGGAGAAAGTTTGTCTTGATCGAGTCTCCGTTCGGAGCGGAGCGCTGGGAGTACGAGACAGAAGAGGAATACAAAAGAATAGACGAGATAAAACGCGAAGTCGAAGGCGCCAAGGATGCCGGAGACGAAAAGATGAAGTGAGGCGGGATATATGGTTGAAATCATTTTGCTGATCTTCGCGCTGGCTCTGTACATCGGCGCGATCATCCTGGAAGACTGGAGGGACAGGAACAAATGACAGATTATGAGAAAGCGGTCGTCATGGCCTACACGGGAACGACGATGCTCCAGGGAGAAAGGCTCGGCGTGTTTTATATGTACCTGGAAAAGATCCTCGGCTTCCCGGTATGGACTCACGAGCTGGCGTCAAAGAAAATGTGGGAACTGATACATGAGAAATCAAAGGCGGACTTCATGAAGATCTGCGAGAAAGAAGATGATCACGTGATCCGGGACTGTAGGACCTGCGCGAACCGAGAAGTGACAGCCTATCATGAAAAGCACGGGGAGTTCGGATGGTGTGATTTTGTAGATTTCAATTTACAAGAGGACGACTTTTGCTCCAGGTGGAAGGCGAAAGAGTAGGAGGAGAGTAGAAATGACAAGAGAAGAAGCAATTAAACTACTTGAGGACGACGATGAAAGACCATGTACGGATGAGTGCTGCGCGCCCTTTACTTGTGAAGAGTGCAAATTCTTTCAGGCTTTAAGCATGGCGCTCGACGCTCTCAAGGAAGAAAGGCCGCATGGAGAGTGGATTCCTTGCAAAGATGATAATTTCTGCAAATGTTCCGAATGTAAGCAAATCGTGATGAGCGAAGAACGTTCTAATTATTGTTCGAGCTGCGGCGCGATCATGGATGGTCGGAGGTGAGCGAATGAATATTTTATTCGGATCCAGAAGAACAGGAAGAACGACTCAGATCATCCGGAGAGCTCATGAGCTTAGAGCTTATATACTAGTCTCCGACAGAAATCGAGCGCTGTCTATAAGAAAGCAGGCTGATGAGATGGGATTGAAAGATCTTCTCTTTCCGATCACGCTGGACGAATTTCTACGCTGCAGGAATTCCGGATTTGTTCGAGACATCCTAATCGATGACGCTGACGATCTCCTCGAGAAGTTATGTAATCGCCAGGGCTGGAACGTGGACACGATCTCGATCTGTAAACGTGAGGGCAAGTGGGCGGAGCTTTTGACTCCGGACGAATTTGAAAAAGTATGTGGAGGAGAACATGAAACCGATTGAGATCAAGCTCCTGCTCGACCAGATTCCGCAGGCGACCGCACAAATGAAGCGAGTCAATCATTACACAGGAGCGTTCTTTGAATCTCCGGAGCTGAGGCGGGCAAGGAGGACATATATCACGCTGATCCGAGGATCTCGTCCGGCGAAGCCGATTGAAGGCGCGGTCTCTGTCCTGGTCCGCTTCAAGTATTCCACCAAGACCAAAAAGAACCGGGGAAAGTGGAAGACGACGCGGCCGGACTGTGACAACCTGGTAAAGCTTCTTCTTGACTGCATGACTTATACGATGTTCTGGAAAGATGACGCTCAGATCGTCCGGCTGCAGGTCGAGAAGAAGTGGACGGACCGTGAGGACGGTCTGGCGGAAGTAGAGATCCGCGTGAGTGAACTTTTGGAAAAATAACAATATCTAGTGGCTGTTTGAAAAAATCGGACTAAATCGGACTATATTTCGTGTTAAACTTATATCATCCAAGAATGTGGATAGTATCATGATTTCAACCTCGTGTCCGGTTTCGCAGCAGCCGGACATTTTTTATGGGTGAAGAAGATGGAGAACACAATTAAAGAAATCAAGGGTTACTGGATCAAGCCTGGGAAGGCGCCGGAGAAACATCGTTTCCTTCCGTCGCTGGCTAATCTCAACAGAGACCTGGACGGTCAGCCGGAAATGCTCAAGGTCCGACTGACGTCAGGGAAGGCGATCGTCATCGTCGACAGCATGGATTCAGCCATGAAGGGAAAAGACTATAACTTTACGATAACAGTCGTTCCGGATAATAAGAAGAGCTGGATCGACATCACCGGCGACGCGCTGATCTTTGGAAGAGATGACGACGACAACTTCACGGATGTGGAGCTGACAGACAAGGAGATCAAGGAGCTGATCTCTCATCCTTATGATTGACTACGGCAGGCGAGACGGCCTGAACGATAAGAAATGGGAAAGGCTCCGGGAGTTCGTACTGGCGCGCGACAAATATCTCGACCAGGAAGCGAAGCGCTTCGGGAAGAGAGTGGAAGCGAACCAGGTCCATCATATCTTCCCGAGAGAAACTTTTCCGCAGTGGATGTATGAGCCGTGGAACCTGATCAGCCTGTCAACAAAAACTCATAACGAGATGCACGATCGGGAGACACATCGACTCACGGAGAAAGGTTGGCAGCTGCTTGTAAGAACGGCGAGAAAGAACGGGATCGAGATCGACGAAAGCCTGAAAGCCAAAATCAAAAACTGAGAGGTATCAGAATGGAGAACAGAATCGTAACAGCCAAGTTTGAAGCAGGAAGCCGTCAGGCGTTCACAGCTGCGCTCTGGCAGTATGACTATGGCCAGGAATTGAAGATTGAAGGTCTTGATCTGCCCTCTGCTTTTGAAGTTCATTTTTCAAACGTGATTCACGGCGACGCAAAGACGGCGATCTATCAGTCCGGATCCGTGACGATCCCGGACGAATACTTCTTGCACGCAGGCCAGATCTACGCGTGGATATATCTCCATGATACAGAGACGGACGGCGAGACAGAGTATCAGATCCAGATCAGGATCCAGGAGAGAGCAAAGCCGACGCACGAGACTCCGACTCCTGTCCAGCAGTCCGAGATTGAGCAGGTAATGGCAGCGCTCGAGACGGCGGTCGAGGAATCCGAGACGAACGTCACGCACTACCCGAAGATCGAAGACGGTTACTGGTATGTATGGGACGCAGAAGCAGAAGACTGGGTAAACACAGAGATTCCTGCCACGGGTCCGCAGGGACCAGAAGGACCAGAAGGACCAGAGGGGCCGGAAGGTCCGACAGGACCAGAGGGACCGGAAGGACCTGAAGGTCCAGAGGGACCAGAAGGTCCGGAAGGTCCGGAAGGATATTCTCCGAGCGCGTCTGTTTCCAAGTCCGGAGCAACGGCGACGATCACGATCACGGACAAGAACGGCACGACGACCGCGAGCATCTCGGACGGCGAGGCGCTGATCGATGACACGACGACGGCTCGGGATTCCACATGGAGCTCGTTCAAGATCGACAACAACAAGATGGATAAAAGCCATCCGACAGGTTCTGGCAGTTTGTCGGTTGGCAGAAAGTCAGGCTCGACTGTCGGATATGGTTCCGTTGCCCTCGGAAGCGGGAGCGCTCAGGCGACCGAGTCGAACTCTTTCGCTTTTGGTTATGATGCAGAAGCGGTCGCAAGACACGCTGTCGCTATGGGATACGACTGTTCCGCTGTCGGAATGTATTCGTTTGCTCTTGGTAATAATGTTAGCGCGCAGGGACGTTCGTCCCATGCGGAAGGCGAGATCTCTGTGGCGTCTGGCGACTACTCACACGCAGAAGGATATTATTCTCTTGCGAGAGGCGACTACCAGCACGTTGCCGGTAAGTTCAATCTGGAAGATACCACGAGCGCCGAGATCATCGGAAACGGAGCAGACAATTTAAACCGCTCGAACGCTCGTACTCTTGACTGGAACGGCAACGAAACACTCGCGGGCAACCTGACGATCGGCGGAACACCGACCAACGCAAACCACGCAGCACGCAAGCAGGACGTTGACGCCAAGCAGGACCAGCTCACGGCGGGCGACGGAATCGCTATCACCTCTAACGTAATTTCTGCTGATGTTACGAACGCTGTCATGAACCAAGCAATCAAGGACGCGATCTTCTCCATCCTGCCGAAAAAGACAGTCAGCGGAGCGGTCGCTTCTTTCTCTGACGCTCAGGGCGGTTATCCGCTTGCGAACCTCGAAGCTTCCATCGTGCCACAGCAGGCACCAGGAACACCGACGCCGACAAATCCGTTACCGATAAGTGGGGTTACGAGTGGAACGTTTACGCAGAATGGGGCAAACTTCTGGGACGAGGAGTGGGAACTCGGAGATTTGTCTAGCGTTGATGGTACGCCAGTTTCAGCAAGCGACAGAATTAGAGCGAAAAATCTAATTCCAGTAAAGCCGAGTACAACATATTACTTCAAGACAGACGGAACAAACAGAGTCCGCTTTTGGGAATATAATTTTCAACAGGTTGGAATTGAATTGAAGGATTCCATGCTTTCTGGAACATTTACGACAGGAGCGAACACATATTACATTCGATTCTATTGTTTTCCTTCATATGGAACGACTTACAAAAGCGACTTGTCGATTAACTATCCGTCAACCGATACAAGCTACCATGCATACTCAGGCACAATAGAAACAGTTCAATTCGGCCAGACAGTCTACGGTGGTACTTGGAAGGCGAAAGAGGGGAAGGTGGATGACGGAGTAGTTAAAAAGAAGCTGTCAGAGTTTACATGGCAATATAACGAATCTTCTTATATCGGCGTTCCTTGTTTTTACACTACTACGATTCAAGACTTGATTGCAGGACGTTCTCCGATTGCGTGCGACTCTTACGGCATAAAGTCAATGAGAAGCCAGATTGACGGAAACTTTCAAATCGCAAACGCGAATGGCTCAAACGCAAAGTATTTTATCGTGAGAGATGATGGATATACTACGCCAGAAGATTTCGTTCAAGCCAGAGGAAACATCGAGATTTTTTATCCTATTGCCACACCAACCGAAATCTCTGTCGATGCCGTAAATTTCACGGCTAAAGACGGAGTGAACAATATCTTCGCTGACACGGGCAACACGTCGGTAACTTACGGCGCGAAGATTACATAAGTAGGCGAAACAAAGTCATGAAGACTCTAAGCTGTTACAAGATCGAACCTAAGAAAACGATTAAGAAGTATAAAACGGTCGATACACTTGACTCGATCGAGAAAGCTGTCGGCGGCATTCCGGAGTTCATCAAAGTGAAGCTGCGGACAGGGAAGCAGGTTAGTATTGTTTTCGATTCGACACCGATGAATCTGGCGTATTTGAAAGACTACAATTTCACTCTCTGCGTGGTTCCGGATAATAAGAAAACATGGTTTGACTTTTGCGGTCCGGTTCTGATCATGGGAAGAGAAGACGACAGCCTTGTCGATCTTGAGCTTGAAGAGGCGGAGATCGACGAGCTGATCTCGAGGCCATATGATGACTGACAAAGACGGACTGGTCGGAAAGAGATGGGAAAGGCTGCGCGAGTTTGTCCTGGCACGCGATCAATATCTCGACCAGGAGGCGAAGCGGTACGGAAAGAGGATGGAGGCTCAAGTCGTTCATCATATCTTCCCGAGAGAATACTTTCCGCAGTACGCTTTTGACGAGTGGAACCTGATCAGCCTGTCGAATAAAACACACGACGAAATGCACGACAGGGCGAGCCATTTATTGACGGCAAAGGGCTTTGATCTTATGATCCGAACGGCGAGAAGGCAGAAGATTCCGATCGAAGAGTCGTGGAAAAGATTCGTCACGATGAAAAAGAAATGGAACCCGCCCGGGTCTCGGCCTTCAAAAATACGCTTTTGAGGAA